CCTGGACATGGGAGACAAACGCAAAGATATTCAGCAATCTCCGCGATTGGCTCATCGAAAAAGAGGGCAGGGAAAAGGCTGATCAGATCATCAGGAACTGGGATATCGATGATATCAGGGATGAGGGAAAACAACCGGCAGAAGAAAAGCCGTCAATATATACCGAATCAAATAAAAACAATAACAAAAAACAGGAGGTTAGTGACATGACATTTACAGAAAAATTCAAAAAGTTCCTGTCTTTCATGGGTGTGGATATCAGCAAGGTGCCGGATGACGCCCTGCCGTCAGAACTTCCGAAAGACATTGGAGGAGCGTTCACCGAGGCGGATATTGATGCGGCAAAAAAGGCAGCCGCGGAAGAGGAACGCAAGAAAGCGGAAGCGGAGTTCGCTGAAAAAGGGCGTAAGGCCCGCGAAACTGCCCGAAAAAAGGAGATATCCGATTTTGTGGGGCAACAGGTCAAGGACGGGAAGGTATTGCCCTCTTGGGCGAAATCCGGCCTTGTGACATTCATGCAGAGCCTGGATGCCGGAACGGAAATTGAATTCGCGGAAGGTACTGAAAAGAAAAGCCCTCTGAAATTCTTCCAGGATTTCCTCGAAGGTCTCGAAAAATCGCCCATCTTCAAGGAAATCGCCACGAAAGAAAAGGCCGGCGACAGCGGTGATTTCGCGGAGGCGAAAAAGGATCAGGATCTGGGAGACAGCATAGCGGCCAAAGTAAATCCAAAAGAGCAAGGAGGTAGCTAATCATGGCAGGAACATTAGGAGTAACGGAAACCACGGGGGCCGAGCTTTCCCAGCTTATCGCGTCCGGTATCCATATTCAGAGGGAGATTACCTTAAAAATATCGGCCGGTGCATTGAAACGAGGCACGGTATTGGAAATGGTAAGTGTCGCGGCGGGCACATGGCAGCAACTGAGTACGGTCGCCGATGCGAGGGCCATTCTGCTGGAGGATGTAGATGATGACGCAGCGGCCACGCAGAGGGCGCAGGCGTATTTCGTCGGCGAATATCGTTACGATGATCTGATCTGGCCGGCTGGGATAACCACTCTCGATAAGCGTACGGCCATCGTTGCCCTGCAGGACAGAGGCATCATCATGGATGAGGCCATCCTGGCGGTACCGACAACGACCACGACGACAACCAGTAGCAGTTCGACCAGTTCCACTACGTCGTAAACTAAAAAACAGGATCATGGATGAGAGAGATGGGACAAGGATAAAGTTTTTTACCTTGAACCTAATCTTTTGAAGGAGGACAAAATGGACGATCTTTTCAAAATACGGGTATTAACGGCGGCGATCAACGCCATGAAGGCGCCTTCCATGAAGATCTATAACCGGATCTTCAGGGGCAGAGAGCACATGGAACCGAGCGACAGGCTCGCATTCGAGGTGATTTCGGGCAGCGAGAGGATATTGAAAAATATCTCGGTGTACGCGCCGGCCGAGGTCACGGACAAAACGGGCAGGAAGGTTGTAACTCTCACCGCCCCCAGACTGGCGCAAAAACGCTTCATCCATGCCGCGGAGCTTAACGCGCTTCGGGCCTACGGGAAACAGTTCGGTCTGGAACAGATGAAGACCAGAATCGCCAGAGAACAGAAAGACGCGAAGGGCATTATGGACAGAACGCTTGAATTCTGGGCCGTCAATGCTCTCAAAGGGCAAATTCTCGATTCCGACCTGGAGACAATACTTGTCGATTACAACATGGCTGCCTCGCATAAACCGGCGCTGACCGGCACCGGTCTCTGGACAAATGCAGCCAGCGATCCCGTCAACCGGTTACGCGCCTTCAAGAAGCTGATTGAAGACGACTCGGGAGGGGCTATCACCGGATGGGTAGGATACATGGGGTCTGAAGTAATGGATGCCCTGCTCGCTCATGAAAAAGTGCGCGATCTGTTGAAATACGGCAAGGGTGTTCAGGTAGCGGAAAACGGCAAGATAACGAAGCTGGCCGAGGTGGAGCTCGACGAATACAACGGATCATTCCTCGATGAGGGCGGGACCAGGCGCAGGTTCATTGACGAAAAGTATTTCATGCTGATCGGCCTGTGTGATGATCTCGTTGATGTTCCCTACGCGCCCATAGTGGATGACGACGCGCCCGGAGGCGTGGGAAATATCGATGCCAACGGCAGCGGAGCCCTCTATTTTTCGAAATCCTGGTCGGAGAAGGATCCCAGTGGTCGGTGGATTAAAGGAGAGACCAGACCCCTGCCCGTGCTGCAGCGTCCCGGAGCGGTCATCTACGCGAAGGTCGTATAGGAACAAGGAGTGAAAAACAGGATCAAGGTTCAAGAATCAAGGTTTTTACCTTGTACCTTTTACCTTGCACCCTGAACCTAATCTTTTAAGGAGCGAAGCGATGTATTGCACGGTTGATGATCTCAAAAAGGCGATTCCCGAGGCGGTACTGATCCGGCTGACCGATGACGCCGGAGCGGGGGTCGTCGATGAGGATAAGACTTCCGAGGCGATAGCGTCTGCCGCCGAGGAGATCGATACTTATATCGGCGGCCGAGTGAAACTTCCTATTGCGGGGACGGCGCCGCCGATACTGGGCAAGATCAATACGGATATCGCCATATACAATCTCTATTCGCGGGTCAAAGAGGAGATTCCCCAGACGAGGGCCGATCGGTATAAAAATGCCGTGAGGCTCCTGGAAAAGATGGCGAAAGGAGAGATATCCATCGGCCTGCAGCCCCCGCCGGACCCGCCCGCCGCGGGAGAATACGAAGGTGCGGGCCAGGTGAACGCGAGAACGAAAATATTCGATCCTGACACGTTGGGGAAATACTGATGCATGAATTCGAGCAGCTTGAAAACGCCGTCATCACGGCGCTGGAACCGCTTAAAGGTGCGGGGCTCAGGACACTGGAAACATATTCCGGGCAGCTTGATATCGATGACATCGAGGCGGTGACATTTCAGTTTCCCTGTATATATGTTGTTGTAGGTGGTCTCGCCCTGGCAGATGCAAACCAGTACGATAAATACCGCGCGGGATTGAGCCTGATCATTGGAGACCGCAATGTCCGGGGAAGCGCGGCAGCCGCCCGCGGCGACGCGTCCAGTCCCGGCGTTTATGCCCTCCTGGAGGCGGCCAGGGGAAAGCTGCACCGGCAAAAAATATTGAACAGATGGACTCCGCTGTATCTGACCAGCGAAGATTCCCTGGTATACGCGCCGGAGGCGAGCATATGCCTGTATACGGCCGCTTATGAGACGCGAACGGTTAAATAAAAAAGGATCAAGGATGAAAAGCATAGAAACAAGGCTCAAGGATCAAGGATAAAAACAAAAAAAGCAAGGTCTTTACCTTGAACCTTGAACCTAATCTTTTAAAGAAGGAGGATAAATTATGTTTCCGGACAATCCAAATACTGAATTATACACATTGGGAAAAGGTGTGTTGCAGATCGCCAAATGGTCGGGAGGAGCCCCCGGGGAATATCGGGACGTGGGGAACTGCCCGAAGTTCGAGGCGGAAATTGCCGTGGAGAAACTATCACATTACGGTTCCCGCTCCGGGGCGAAATCAAAAGACAAGACCGCTACCATAGAGCGGGGATATACCATCAATTTCGATCTGGATGAAAAATCCGCCAAAAACCTGGCCATGTTCCTGATGGGCGAACAGGATGGCAACACGATTCACGCCCTGACACAGACAGATGCGGAATACGCCGTAAAATTCAAGGCGGATAATCCCGTGGGTCCGAACGATATCTGGGAATTCTGGAGATCTAATATATCTCCCGGAGGCGCGGTTTCGCTCATCAGCGATGAATGGCTGACCATGTCGTATAAAGGCGAGGGTCTCTCTGATGTGGCCAATCATCCGTCATCACCTTATTTTGATGTAACCGGCACAACCACAACCACGACAACCACAAGCTCAACGTCATCCACAACGAGCTAAAAAATAATTCTTAATTTTAAATTTTGAATTTTGAATTAACAACTTGAAACTTGAAACTTGAAACTTTGAACTTGAAACTTTGAACTTGAAACTCAAGATAAGGAGATTACTGTGCGAAAACAGAAAACCATCAAAATTGACGCGAAGGAAATCACCGTCAGGGAACTACGGGTGAAGGACATCCGCGATATCATTGAACGGGGCGACAAACTCGTTGGCGAGGGACTGGATCAGATAGAGGATATCCTCCCCCTGGCGACCGATCTCACCCTCCCGGAGATCGAGGATATGGCGCCATCCGAACTGCAGACCATCTGGGATGCCTTCCGTGAGGTCAACGCGGTTTTTTTCGATCTGGTGGCAAAGACGGGGATCGTGGAGACTCTCAAAAGCTCGATCCTGGAGGACTTGACCGCGCTCTTTGCCGCCTCA